ACATGGCTATACTATTTGACTACAGCATAGTGCCGCTCAAGGACAACGACGAGCCACCACTAGAAATAGTCAGGTACAAATTTCCAGCGTAGAGACGCATTGCCCGCACCTAGCGGGCTTTTTTTTGCCCCAAATAAATAGGCGTTATTTATTGTCCGCACGCTAATCGCATATATTGGTATAATATGCGCGGGGGAACACTATATGTTGCAAACGGTAACTATAGACTGGCGGCCCGTAGTACAGGGCAGTATGCCAAGGAATGAAGGCACTTACCTCGTCGCATTTGACGACGGGGCAGTGGAGACATACCCCATGTCAGACCAAGACATCAAACGCGGAGAAGTAAGAGACGGGCAAACACATGGCCTCTATTGGGCCGAAGGCTTACCGTCACCTTTATAAAATATGAGTCTATCAATCGACTATTTATCAACGGCTGACCTGTTGCCGTATGCAATGAACTCCCGAACTCACTCTGATGACCAGGTGGCGCAGATAGCCGCAAGCATTAAAGAGTTCGGCTTCACCAACCCCATACTTATTGACGACGTCGCAGGCATTATTGCGGGGCATGGTCGTCTTATGGCAGCGAAGCGTTTAAACCTTACCGAGGTGCCGACGATTACCCTTAAGGGGCTTACAGAGGCGCAAAAGAAAGCCTACGTGATTGCCGATAACAAGCTGGCACTAAATGCTGGCTGGGATACTGAAGCACTGACGGCAGAGCTAAAACGCTTACAGGAGCTAGACTTCAACCTCGACCTAATCGGCTTTGACTCTGATGAGCTTGCGCAACTGCTAGAGCCTGAGCAGGTAGAGGGACTCACAGACGAGGATGACGTACCTGACGTACCTGAGACGCCTGTAACGGTAGAGGGCGATATCTGGGTGCTAGGAAATCATCGGATTATGTGTGGGGATAGTACAAGCATTGACGCTGTAGATAATTTGATGGACGGCGCTCGCGCTGACATGGTGTTTACTGACCCGCCGTATGGTGTTGCTTACCAGTCTAATATGCGCACTAAAACGCAAAAATTTGACGTGCTCAAAAACGATGACGTAATTTTAGATATAGCGCCTGTTATTGAGGCCGCCTCGACTGGCTGGGTTTTTGTATGGACGAGCTGGAAAGTGCTGACACTGTGGATTGAGCAGTTTGCTTCGTTAGGATATCCAACTAATCAAATTATTTGGTTCAAGGGTGGAGGTGGCATTGGCGACTTAAAAAAAACTTTTTCGAGCGACTACGAAACCGCTTTAGTTTGGAATCGCGGAGCCGAGCTGACAGGAAAGCGCATTGGCTCTGTGTGGAAGGTGGGGAAAGATAGTGCGTCTGAATATGCTCATCCAACTCAAAAACCAGTGGCGTTAGCAGAAGAGGCCATAGATAAAACCACACGCGTCGGTTATAAAATTTTAGACTTGTTTGGCGGTAGTGGCTCGACCTTGATTGCCTGTGAGAAAACTAATCGTAACTGCTATATGATGGAGCTTGACCCTAAATACTGCGACGTGATTATAAAACGCTGGCAGGATTACACAGGCAAGAAGGCTGTACACGCAGATACAGGGGAAGCCTTTAATGAGTAAGACGGGTCGCCCTGCTAAGGTATTAGACGATGACCAACTGCGTGAGGTAGAAACCCTTGCGGCTGTACTTAACACAGACCAAATAGCTGACTACTTTGGCATATCACGCACGACGTTTTACGAAATGCGTAAGCGTGACGACCGCCTTTCCGAACACTATAAAAAGGGACAGGCCAAAGCCATCGCGGGCATTGGCTCAAACCTCATCAGCCAGGCCAAGTCGGGCAATACGGCGGCGGCTATTTTTTACCTAAAAACACAGGCAGGCTGGAAAGAGACACAGCCAGAAGCGCAAGACTTGCCGCCCGTCGTTATTAAGCTGACACGCGATGATATTGACGAAGCCGCAGACTGAGATATTCGACGACGGCACACGGTTTCGGGTAGTCGTAGCGGGTAGGCGTTTCGGCAAGACATTCCTCAGCACGGCAGAGCTATTAGCTAAGGCGCTACAACAAAAAGACCAGCACGTTTGGTATGTGGCTCCAACGTACAAGGCTGCAAAGGAAATAGCGTGGGAAATGCTTATTAGTCAGATACCGCCTGCGTATATATCGAAGACCAACGAGACTGCCCTGACCCTTAGCCTACTAAACGGCTCAACCATATCGCTCAAAGGCGCTGAGAAGCCTGACAATCTACGGGGGCGCTCGCTAGACTTTGTCGTTCTTGATGAGTTTGCCGATATGCGACCACAAGCGTGGTACGAGGTGCTTAGACCCTCACTTAGCGACAGGGGCGGCTCTGCCGTCTTCATTGGGACGCCAAAGGGAAGGAACCACTTTTATGATTTATACGGCAAAGGATTAGACGGCGATGACGGATGGAGTTCACATCAATACACCACGATTGAAGGCGGAAATGTTGCACCGACAGAAATTGAGTCAGCTAAAGCCGACCTGGACGAGAGAACTTTCCAGCAAGAATACTGCGCAGCCTTCGTCAACTACAGCGGAATCATCTACTACGGATTCAAGCGAGAAGAATCAGTTGCAAGACATACCGACGATATCGGTGTCATACACGTAGGCATGGACTTCAACCTCGACCCGATGAGTGCCGTGCTAATGACGCGCAAGGGCGACACGCTCCACGTATTCGATGAAATCGTCATGTTTGGTAGCAACACTGATGAGATGGTTGCAGAGCTTCGCGAACGCTACGGAAATGGTACAATAGTGATATACCCTGACCCTGCGTCTCGTCAACGTAAGACAAGCGCAGGTGGAAGGACAGACTTGTCCATATTGCAAAACGCGGGTTTCGAGGTACGCGTCCGAAACTCACATGCGGCAGTAAGGGACAGGATAAACGCGGTAAATAGTCGGCTACTGTCTAACGATGGCGTCCGACGTTTATACGTTGACCCTAAGTGCAAGAAGGTGATTGAGTCATTGGAACGCCACACCTACAAAGAGGGTACAAGCCAGCCTGAGAAAGACGGCTTTGACCACATGAACGATGCACTTGGCTATGCGGTGGAGTATCTATTCCCAATTAGAAAGGCGAACGCGCCGCAATCCCCGCAGAGGTGGACGTAAATGTATTACGAAGATATCGAGTACCAACACCCCGATTATGAGAACAACGTAGACCGATGGGAGTTCTATCTGCGTAGTTACATGGGCGGGCAAGACTATCGCGATGGCTCGTATCTGACCAGCTACCTCAACGAAGACAAGAACGCATATAACCGACGCCTGGCACTTACTCCGCTAGACAACCATTGCCGAAACGTCGTTCACGTCTACAGCTCGTTTTTGTGGCGCGTACCACCTACCCGCAACTATCAGCAGATGGAAGGCAGCGCAGACCTTGAGGCGTTTCTTAAGGACAGCAACCTTGACGGGCAGAGCTTTAACAGCTTTATGCGTGAGGCGCAGATATGGTCGAGTGTCTACGGCCACGTCTGGCTCATGCTTGATAAGCCACAGTCAACAGCAGGCACACGGGCAGAAGAACTAGCGCAAGAGATACGTCCTTACGTCACGCTAATCACGCCCGAGAACGTCTACGACTGGAAGTACGAGCGAATGCCTAGTGGTCGCCATGAGCTGACTTACATGAAGGTACGGGAGTCAGTAAACCGCATTGACGGCACAACGACCGAAACGTATTTCCGTATCTGGACTCGAGAAACGATACAGCTTGTTCGCTACCACGGTGACGAGGCGCAGGTGGTCGAGACCATTGACAACCCTATCGGCAAGGTTCCCGCAGTGCACTTACCGTCTAACCGCTCAGTGGTACGTGGCATCGGCATCAGTGATATTAGCGACGTGGCCTACATGCAACAGGCTATCTATCAGGAGCTGTCAGAGATTGAGCAGCTTATCCGTATCTCTAACCACCCAACGCTGGTTAAGACTTACGACACCGATGCGAGTGCAGGTGCGGGTGCTGTAATCAATATCAGTGACGACATGGACGGCGCACTCAAGCCGTACCAGATGCAACCAAGCGGCGCTAACCTTGATGCTATCCGTGCCTCTATCACTGACAAGATTGACGCTATCAACCGCATGTCGCACATGGGTGCAGTACGTGGCACAGAGGCAATAACGCAGTCAGGCGTGGCAATGCAAACAGAGTTCCAGATGCTCAACGCCAAGCTTTCTGAGAAGGCTGACATCTTAGAGCTAGCCGAAGAACAGTTATGGCAGTTGTGGTGCACATGGCAGGGGCATGACTTGCATGAGGTAGAGATTAGCTACCCTGACAGCTTCGATATCCGTGACTACGAATCTGAGTTGCGTTACTTGCAACAAGCTAAGGCGTCAGGCGTGCGTTCTACTACATTTGCACAGGCTGTCGATAAGCAGATTGCAGACTTGTTGCTCGATGATGAAATGCTTGCACAGGCACACACTGAGATTGAGCAAGGACAGCAGGCACTTGGTGACTTCACGGCAGTAGCGCCAGCAGATGAACAGTGATGAGCTAATAGCAGGTCTAGGGGGCATCTCTGACCCGCACGAGCGTAGGCTGTCTCGTGCTATTGCTAACCTAGAGTTAAGGCTAACTGACTTACTTGCAGGCTTGCCCTTACGTGATGGCGTACTGTTTGACCTAGACGCAGCCATTGCCTTACGCGCACAGCTAGACGGCATTGTTCGCACTGAGTTCCTAGAAGAAATAGACGCCATCATTCGGGAGTACCCTGACGCGGTAGAGCTTACACAGCAGTTCATGTCGCAGTTTGCAGACTTCCGTGTACCGCAGAGCGTTATCGGGCAACTACAAAACTTTAGTTTTACAGGCCATGAGCAGCTAGCTAATGATTTTGTTGAGGCGCTCTATCAGCAGGTATACAACAACACCCTTACAGGCACGCCATTCAGCGCAAGCCTCAACGAGCTAAACAGCCTGTTAGACTCAACACTTGCCCGTCACTCTAAGACAATCTTGCACGATGCCCTGTTTGAGTTCAGCGCGTCAGTAGCGTCGGCCAGTGCAGCAGAAGCAGGCATTGAACGCTTTGTGTATGCGGGTGATATTATTGATTCAACGCGCGACTTCTGTGAGAGGCACGTTGACAAGGAATACAGCATCGACGAGATACGAGAAATCTGGGCGGAGAGCTGGGCA